TCCGAAATCAAATCAGCAGCGCCACAAAGAGACGTGCACCCAACTACTTACGTGTTCGACTGGATGGATCACAAATTCGGAAAAGATTCACCTGTGCACCACTTTGTGAATGGACATCGTCAGAGTCCTGTTAACAATCTCATTCTATCTGGAGCGATCAATCAATACAATTGGAATTATCCTGATGGACCAGGAGATTCGGATCAACACTACAATGATGTTATCAGTGAGTTACAACAGGAGCTGGCACCAGTCAGGAAAAGAATCAAACCTTTGTACAATCCGAGATGGGAACCGTCAAAAGGTTTTGAATGCTATGATCGAACTATCATTGAAGGAAGTTCATCGCCTGGAATTCACGCCAGAAGAGCTGGATTTAAGGATAAATCAGAAGCATTCGATTGGGCGTGTGAAAGAGCAGAGAAGTTAGTCGCTTTTTCACGATACAATGAACGAATGACTGAAATGCCCACTAATGTAAAACAACTCCTGAACTGGAGAATGCCGTTAGTTAGTATGGCTGTGAGATCTGCTTTAGTGAAAGGAACTAAAGTGAAGAACCGACCGGTTTGGTGTTATCCGATAACAATGACATTGTTGGAAGCATCGATTCTCAAGCCTTTACAAGATGGAATCAGACGTCACTGCAGTTGGGCTTCTTGGGACTTTGCACCATACGGAGTGGAAAAGTGCAAATTCATGAGAGCAACGTTTGATGATACGTCGCATTTTTATGATGAATTGGATTTCTCATCATATGATGCGTCTGTACCACCTTGGCTGATTGACGACATATTTACGAAAATTCTGTGGCCAATGCTAAAGATGCCGAAAAGACACTTCCAATACTTCAAAACTCAATTCAATTTAATCAAGAAGTATTTCATTTACACACCCTTTCTGATGAAAGACAATTTGGTTGTGAAAACAGGAGGTGTTCCATCTGGTTCATATGGCACTAATCTAATCGATTCAATCGCACGTTGCATAGTGCAGAGAGTAGTACACAAACGAATGCAACTGAGCGACTGTGTTAGTGCTGAAAAATATATGGGAGACGATTCATTGGTATGCTATAATATGCAGCATATGCAATTCAATGATATCAATGAGACGCGAATTAATGCCAGAGAGGTAGAAAAAGAAGTAATGGCACTGAAGTTCAACACTACTTTTGTTTGGCACGCTGGTGATATCTTTGGGATGAAAGTGAATGCCTCAAAGACACACGTATCATTCAAAGGAAGTGATACCACATTCCTCGGTTGTACGACAGATGAGTGGCAGAGATCGAAATTGAGACCGAGTGATTGTTTAGCAATGTTGTGTCATCCGGAGAGAGTCGATTTGCGCGAGAATGTCAGATTTCGAACAACTTATCGCGGAGTCGCTGGTGAGCACAAACAGAAAACCATTTCTAAACAGGTGTTGTGGGAATCGCTTGGCCATTTATTTTTACGGATCTCATCATATTGCATGTTGACAGCAGGATGTCCGGAAACACATGCTATGCTGAGAGATTTGCATTCGTTTTTGATGGTTAAGTATGTTATCAAAGAAGGAGGGGATGTTTACGCATACAAAAAGATGCTGGAGTTGGATTCACCAATTGAGGAAGAGCAGGAGAAGAACCGAGACAAAATCATTGCAATGCGAAAGAAGTTAGTGCGTTACTATGAAAGAAGCGAACTCGCGCTCTGGAATATGGATGTCAACTACACTAACATCTCGGGATCTGGATGGTTACCGTCAGCCATTCTTCAAAATATGCTCGCGAAGAACACCAATGATCCAATGCGTGTCTATGTCCCTTCTCCGTCGTTACTGAATTTTGATATGAAATTCGAGTTAGATGTTAAAATGATTAGGAAGTACTGTGAGATCTTTAAATGTGATAGTCCTGTCTAATTCAGTCCGAGTTTTAGATGCTTAATCTCACATTGTAGTCACACAAGTAAGTGGAGCGGAAACAGATTAGTAATCTGATGGCACTGAGATGGAACGCGCAGTTTTCTGTGATAATTATCCTATCATCTTTCACTGTCACGAAGAGAAACCCAGACTGTTTGTGTGGAAACGCTTTGTTGGGAGGACAGCAATGGATTAATACGTTTTTGGGTATCGCCGTTAGGAATTTGGATTGTGGCAATCTAAGGGTTCGTCCCAAGTGATTC